AATATCTATGATTTGGTTTACGTGTTTGCGATACATCATCTTGTTTCCTTGTGTTGGTGTGTTGGGGGCTTGTGCCCCCTTGTTATCTTAGGCTCTACTGCTACGGAAGACAAACAAGTCTTTAGCTTTTGCCGCTTTGGGTGCATGGTTCCGAAAGCCACGGCCAAGCCCTTGAAGCTCGCCTTGTTTGATTGCTGATTGCACAATGTATTTTGCATCATCACCATTTTGACCTAACATTTGCGCAAGCTTTGCGGGGCTAATTGTACCATGTGTTGCGATAAGGGCGGCTTTGAATTGATTGCGTGTCATTTTGGTTTTTCCTTGTGTTGGTTGGTTGGGGCACTGTGGCCCCGTTTAGGTTTACTTGGTTACTAGTCGTTTGATTTTATCCATGATGTCGCTTTTCATGTCGAAGCAATCATCAAGGGTTATGCCGTTTTTGTTTGGGTTTCCGTCGTCGTCCAAAATATCTTGGAAAATCATATCCCAAGTCGCATATCTGCGCACAAGGTTGTCAATATTGTCAAGCTTCTCTTGGAATGCGTTGGCGGCTTCAATTTGTCTATCTGTTTCTTCCATATCTGCGGCCAGTTTTTCATCCAGAGCTGGCTGGTCTAATTGGTAGTTTACAAGCTCTTGCATGGTTGGCATTGAATGTTTCATTGTGTTGGTTCCTTTTTTGTTTGTCGTTTCGATAAACAATACCTAGCAAAGCCCAGCCATAACCGCAATGGCGCAAAAGTATAGGTTTAAACTTTTTTTCTACCCTAAAGGATAGGCCCTATTATATACTATAATGAGTGGAACAAAAAGAGAACAAACCATGAACAAACCATAAACGAACAAAGCGTAAACAAAGCGTAAACAAAGAACAAATAGGGGGAACCGTTTTCCATGTACCATAGGCACCAAAAGTGCTTTCGGCATTCTGGGGCCATTTCTGGGCCTCTGAGGTGTAACGGCGTCTACTGCATAGCAGGTATGATCTGAGCGCATGCCATACATATTCATAAATTCATATATGTTTGTCCAGACAAATAAGCCATGCAAAAAACGCATAGCAGGTATGCAAAAATAATTGTTGCGCTGGTTCGTGGTTCTGCTATGCTGGTCGTAGAGGGTGAAAAGCCCCACATTGCCAACACACCCAAGGGCCAGATTTTTTAAATCGCAGTCGCAAAACGTGGAAGGATGGGCAATCGAAATTGTGTTGCAAAAATGTCACACCTATACAAAATACCTTGTCAATAGTCCAGAATATCGCTTGACTATACTTAGGTATATAAAAAAGATCAAAATAGTGCTTGACTATACTTTAGACAGGGAAACCTATCCTTTGGTATTATCAAGCGTTCATTGGGATATCTCGTTTGTATAGTGTTGCAAAAATGTCACAGTTGCATAAAAGTCACAGTTGCCAAAATGTCACTGTGGTAAAAATGTCACTGTGTCATAAAAATCACATATTCACAAATTCGCATATTCATATATTTATATATTCAGATATTAGAATGTGTGGTAAAAATGTCAAACAAACCACAAAATACCCCTACAGTGGAAATAAGGACCCCCACAGTGGAAATTAGGGGTTGACCCCCACAGTGGAAATATGGAATAAAACCCCCACAGTGGAAATAAGGACCCCTACAGTGGAAATATGGAGAAGAAAATGAGAGTTGAAGTTTACTGGAACCTGCGTAAGAATTGTTACTCTGTCCGTGATTGTAAGACAGGCCGTGTAGTAGATCACACCAACAGCCTGTGGATCAGAAACCCTGTGTTTGTCGTGCGACAGGCTGGAAGGGAAAAGGTCCTACGTGACAAACAGAAGAATGTACACGCCTTTGTACGTGGTGAGTTGGGAGAGGGTACACTGTTCCCAAACAAAGAGGGAAGCATAGCAACTTACAATCCATATAAATACTCTACCTTTGTGGACAAAGAAACTAAAAAAGTGCTTTACAATGCTAAGTATGCTATGTTAGAAACAGTTAATAACAAAGGAGTGATAGAATATGTTTGATAAAAGAGCAGGTGGGCCATTTGACTGTGGCGTAAGAACCTACTACTATGGACGCAACGAAAACCCACACTGCTACAGAGGTGGCTGCAATATGAAAGGTCAGTACACAGAAGAATTGACACAACAGGAAATCAAAGAGTTCCACGCTGGATGGGACGATGCACAAGAGATGGGATTTAGAAAGGATTACGATTAATGACTGTAGATAAATGGGATATTGAAGATGTTGTGCAAGAGTACGACTCTAATCTTAACATCACCCTGACCCAACTTGCCAAAAAGTCTGGTTGGGATTACTATGAACTTCTTAAACTTTTGATGACGGAGCAATAAAATGGAACCAACAGTAACACGTATATCAGACAAGCGCCCTACCTTACAGGAAGCACAAGCTATTGTAGAAGGGTTGATTGAATTTGCATTTGACAATGGTTCTATGCAAGTGATAGTAAACGAAGAGGGCTTGTTGATGAACATGCCCATAAACATAGAAGCTAGTCACTTGGTTGGTCATCCTGTTGTGGGTCCAGCCTTAGTCTTGACTGGCAAAGCGATGATGGATTAAAGGAGAGATATAATGATACAAGATAAAACATATAAGGTACAAGTATGGGATCACAACGATGCTGTCGTGTTTGTGTACGAGAATGTTTACAAGAAAGTAAAAAACCCTAAAGACCCAGAAACTAAAATTTACAAGACCCAAAAGAATGTAATTACAGCTATACCTGTTCACTTTGGTTACGGTGAAGATTTAACTAATGAAGATAAGGTTAAATTAGTAGAAAAGGTTGCAAGTTCTTTAGAGGATATGTATAGTTATGACTGTGACGGGCATGAGATTGGTATAAGCTATTATATCAACACCCACCAATACGTAAACGCTTAAGGAGAAACTAATGAACACCCTGCCAATGGAAATAGAATCACACCTCATGGACTTAGGTATTCTTATGCCTAGTTCTATGGAACAACTAGAAGCCACATGCGGTCAGTATAACGAAGAGTACTTCACCGCAGTATTCTCTAAGGGATACTTTAATGACCCCCGTGATAGAAATGGAGAGGTCCCGTGGTAACCAAGAAGCCTAACCCTATGGCTAAAGATTTAAGGCAACCTAAATACAAATTAAGGGTTGTACCTGACAAGAAAAAGCCTATATTAAGTAGGAAGCGTAAACACAAGGAGAACCCCCACGATGGGAATTAATGTAACACACAAAGGCCACATGGGTAATGACTTGACTGTAGTTAATGCAGCCCGTGTCAGTTTCGGTAAGGAGAGTGAGTGGGACTATGAAGAGTCAGATGCTTATAGCTTCAAGCAACACATGAAACTTAAAGATAAGAAGTTAATTCAATACCTAGCCAAACACAAGCACATCAGCCCCTTTGGACATTGCTTTGCAAGCTTCCACATCAAGGCACCAATCTTTGTAGCTAGACAGCTAGTCAAGCATAAGTTTCTTCGTTGGAATGAGATTAGTCGTAGGTATGTAGACACCTCGCCTGAGTTCTATGAGCCTGATTGGAGAGCAAGAGCTAAGGATAAGAAGCAAGGATCAGGGGGTTCAGTGGAAATTAGCCTAGACTCTGAGATGTTGTTCCATGCTACTATGCGTAATGCTTTGACAACTTATGACGGATTACTAGAAGATGGTGTATGCCCAGAGCAAGCCCGTATAGTGCTGCCACAGTCTATGATGACTGAGTGGTATTGGTCAGGTAGCTTGGATGCTTGGGTTGATATGTGTAACCTACGTTGTTCGTCTGACACACAGGCTGAGACAAGAGAGGTAGCCAATCAGATTAGTGTCAAGATGTGGGAGTTATTCCCTGAGTCTTGGGAAGCGTTGAGGGCCAGTAAGTGACCATAGGAGAGTTTATACCCTACATCATAGCACAGTCTGTCGTTCTAGGCAGTATAGCGTTTATACCGTGTTGGGTAATATTCTTAATATTAATGCAGATAAGGAAAAGTAATGCAAGGAAACATAAAAGGCGCAATTAAGGCATCAGCTATTGTAGCATTTATAATAGCAGGTTTACCCATATTGATTGCCATGACCTATGACGAGTTCCCACGGTACTGTAAGCAAACTATCTTACTACCCTGCGTAGGAATAACAGATGAATAAACGTATACCGACAAAGGGCGGTGATGAGTATGATGCCCTAAGTAAATCACGTAAGTTCTTACGATGGAAATCAGGACAGGTAAAGAAGATAAAACGTGCCTACAATAAAAGGTTCCGTAAGTATAGCAGAAGGATAAACCATGAATAGTGACATAATCAAAATAACAGATATAGAAGAGCATGAGGATGGTAGTGCTACACTACAAGTAGTATGTGACCCTAAGACATTCGCAGCCATCTTTAACGTAGGCTTCATAGCTTTAGTTAGGGCTGGCCTAGAGAAGGGGAAAGAAGATGGGTAGATATGCAGTTCAAATAGAAGTTGAAAGGGGCGAGTATACCTTCGTTAGAAAAGAGAACCCTTGGACATATGACACTGAGGTATGGATCTTTAGTAGTCGTAAGGATGCTGAGAGGGAAGCTAAGAACTGGAATACTGGCGTAGTAGTGGAGTATTTGTAATGTTATTTTATACCGTTCTTGTACTGAGCTACACGCTTAATGGTGACTACCTACAAGCCAAGGTCATCTTCCCTAGTGCTAGGGCTTGTGGTGACGCTCTGCCAGACTATCACGATCATGTGTATGCCATAGATAGGGATGCAATAGGCCAATGCTTGAAGACTGAGGTTATATCATCCTCCATTAAACCTAAAAGGAAACCGTAATGAATGACCAAGAGATAGCGCACAGACTTGCAAGCAGATATAATCCAGAGGACTACGATGATTTATTTCAAGAGGCTATGGTAATTATCCTAGAGGCACGTTTAAGGGGTGTAGAAGATCCCCAAGACCTGTACAGCGTAGGTAAATACAAACTTAATCTGCACTACAATTATCAGGATCGACTTGTACCTATTCCACAAAGGTCTGGCTCAAAAGACCTCAAGGTATCCACATCGTCAGATGCAGAGGTATTTGAGTACACTATGACAACCCCTGACCACTCAGAGGAATATGAACGACAGGACGTATTAAGAAACATGATGAGGGGTGTTGCAAATTTGCCACAGTCGGATCAATTGCTACTTAACGACATCTACTTTAAAGAGATGACACTAAAGCAAATAGGCGAAAAACACGGCATAAGTAAGCAAGCGTTGCATAAAAAGCACAGTAGAATATTAAAAACACTGTCCAAAGTTGACGATAAGTAAAAAAAGTCACTATATACTATAGTAAAACTAAAGGAGAAAGTATTGTCTAATATATCACACCAACCTTGTCCGTTTGTAGATTGTGGGTCGTCGGATGCTTTCAAATGGTGGGGTGACGATGGAAATGGTTACTGTCACTCTTGCGGTGGTAACTACCCAAAGGACAACGGTCAAATATTTAACTGGGCAAAGGAGAGATACCCTACAATGGAAAAAGATGGTTTTGATAGTTTAAGATCTATGGTGTCGTCACCTAAGCAACCATTGTCGGAGAAGTCTTACAAGGGAATGCGAGGCATTACTGCAAAGACTATGGAAGAGTTTGGTGTTATGTCAGATGATCTCACACAAGAGTATACTTACCCCTCTGGTGGGAAAAAGGTACGTATGATTGCAGACAAGAAGTTCTACACCAAGGATAACTTTAAAGGTGATGAACTGTTTGGTATGAACCTGTTCCCTGCTGGTTGTTCTAAGTTTGTGACAATTACTGAGGGAGAGTTAGATGCTATGTCGGCTCATCAGATGCTTAAGAGCCAGTACACTAATCCTGTTGTGTCTCTACCCTCTGCTACCCCATCGAAGAAATTATGGGAAAACTGCAAAGAGTGGTTGGATAGCTTTGAGAAGATTATTTTATCTGTCGATAAAGATGAAGCTGGTAATGCTGTAGCTGATCGTATGGCACGACTTTTCCCTAACAGGGTGTACCGTGTGGATCATGGTAAGTACAAGGACGCCAACGATTTCTTACAAGCCAGCAAGAACAATGATTTCAAGAACGCTTGGTGGAAACCTATTAAGCATACGCCAGAGAATATTCTAAATACCTCTGACCAGTTCTTAAAACTCTACGACGAAACACCAGAGCATGTCTTTGTGCCAACGGGAATACAAGCGCTTGACGATAAGGTCTTAGGTCTTATGCAGGGTCACTTCACTGTATTTAAGGCCCCCACAGGAATTGGTAAGACTGAGATGATGCGTTACCTAGAGTACAACTGCATTCAGCAAGGCATACCTATCGCAACTTGGCACCTAGAGGAAACAAAGCTACGGTCACTCTTAGGTCTTGCCAGTTACGAGTTGAAGGACAATGTAACCCGCCGTGACTTAATCGAAGAGAAGGGTTTACAGCAAAAGGTACGGGATGCCATTGTAAACCTCACAAAGGACGAATTGCTATATCAATTCTACCTAAGTGATGGGCAGGGTGCAGACGAACTCTGTGACCAGATACGGTTCTTTAGTCAGGCTTGTGATTGTAAATTTGTATTCTTTGAGCCTATTCAAGATGTCGTCGTAAACTCGTCAGAGGATGGCAAGGAGAGTATGCTGGCAGACCTGTCTATAAGGCTGTCTAAACTAGCAGCAGAGCTAAACATAGGCATTGTTACTATCGCACACACAAACGAGAATGGTGACCCAAAGTATTGTAAAATGATTGGGCAACGTGCATCTGTAATTATAGACTTGCACAGGGATAAAGAAGCTGATACACTAGAGGAACGAAACACGATGTATATAAACGTGCAAAAGAACCGACCTTGTTCAGAGGAAGGTAATGCTGGGATGATGAAATTCAACCTAGATACGTTTATGCTAAGAGAGGTAAT